GATATCGTTGGTGGCACTGGTGGCCCTAGACGAGGCGTTGATATGTGTAGACTAACAATAGGAGATAGCACGATAACATGCCTGCCTCTTGGTGATGGTAGTAAAATTCGTGGTCAACGAGCTAACGATATTATTGCAGATGAATTTGCATCCATTCCTCGTGAGATATTTGAAAACGTTGTCGCTGGCTTCGCCGCAGTTAGCGCCTCTCCTATAGAAAACGTTAGAAGGTTAGCCTCTAACAGAAAAGCCTTAGAGCTTGGAGAAATAACAGCAGAAGAAGCAGAGGTGGTAGACGAAGGTGGAAATCAAATTATTCTTTCGGGAACAGCTTATTATGACTTTAATCATTTTGCTGAGTATTGGAAGAAATGGCGAGGGTTTATTAACAGTCAGGGAGATCCTAAGAGGCTGGCTGAAATATTTGGAAAGGATGGTGTCCCAGATGGTTTTGACTGGCGGCAATATTCCATCATCCGCATCCCGTTTGAATTACTGCCAGATGGCTTTATGGACGCTGCTCAGGTAGCTAGATCTAAGGCTACTGTTCACTCTGGCATCTACCAGATGGAGTTTGGAGCGTGTTTTGCTACGGATAGCCATGGGTTCTTTAAACGGTCTTTAATAGAGGGCTGTGTTGTTTCTCCGCAGTCTCCGATTCATCTACCAAGCGGAGAAGTCAGCTTTCAAGCAGTGACTAGAGGAAATCCTAACGCTAGATATGTATATGGTATTGACCCTGCTTCTGAAGTAGATAATTTTTCTATAGTTGTCATGGAAGTCCACGAAGACCATAGCAGAATTGTTTACTGCTGGACTACAAATAGAGGTAGACATAAAGAGCAGTTAAAAGCAGGCGTCGCTGACGAAACAGACTTTTACTCTTACTGCGCTAGAAAGATTAGAGACTTGATGAAAGTCTTTCCTGTATACGAGATAGCTCTTGATGCTCAGGGTGGTGGTATTGCTATTATTGAAGCCCTACACGACAAGGACAAATTCAGAAATGGTGAGTTACCAATATGGCCTACGATCGACGAGAAAAAAGAGAAGGATACCGACGGCGAACCCGGATTGCATATTGTAGAAATGATTCAGTTCGCTAAATCTGACTGGGTATCAGAAGCTAATCATGGACTAAGAAAAGACTTCGAAGATAAAACCGTTCTATTTCCTTACTTTGATTCTGCGACTTTAGGACTAGCTATATCAGACGACAAATTAACAAACAAGCTTTATGACACACTGGAAGATTGCATCATGGAAATAGAAGAGCTTAAAGATGAGCTTTCTATGATAATCATGTCGCAAACAACTTCCGGAAGAGATAAATGGGACACTCCTGAAATTAAACTTCCGGGAGGCAGAAAAGATAGATTAAGAAAAGATCGTTATTCATCTTTGATAATGGCCAATATGTCCGCCAGAAAGATACTGAGAACACCTCCTCCTCCAATTTATAATACTATCGGAGGCTTTGTGGGAGGATCAAAGGGCGACACGAGTGGTCCTACTTATGCTGGACCAGCTTGGTTTACAGAAGGAATGAAAGATGTCTATTAGTTTGGTGTATAATCAATTAGATTAGCCTCTCAATCATTCCAACTACAATCCAATAGGTAAAACAATGCCCGAAGACAACACTATAAAAGACCAAGAAAAAGCACGATCTTTTGTTACTTGGTCTGATGAATCCGGTAAGCAACAAGCTCTTTCTGACATATCGGACAATATTGACGCTTACGCAGGTGTTCAAAAAGCCGTAGCTTATAGCCGTTCTTTCTTAGATATCGAACCTAACCGTTCTGTCAGGACAGGCTTTACAAGAGATGACTATAATAGGTTTCGTTCTTCTGAGTCTGTACCTAAAAAACAAAAAGAAGCTATTCGTATGTGCATGCAGGCTTACGATAAAGTTGGCATCATACGGAATGTTGTTGATTTAATGGGAGACTTTGCTGGTCAGGGCATAACCATTGTTCATCCTAATAAAAAAATAGAGAAGTTTTTTCGAGCTTGGTTTAAAAAAGTTAACGGTTTAGAGAGAACAGAACGCTTTCTTAATATCCTATATAGGTGCGGAAATGTTGTAGTAAAAAGAAGAACAGCAAAGATAAACAAAAAAATCGAGAGAGATCTCAAAACTTCAGCTGCTCCTGACATGAAAGCTTTAGTTAGACAGGTAAACAAAAGAGAGATACCTTGGAAGTTTGATTTCTTGAATCCTCTTTCTATTGAAGTGGTCGGAGATGAGCTATCTAGCTTTATTGGTCAACCTCAGTTTGCTTTAAAGGTGTCTAAGCTAGTCAGAGGGCTGACAAAAAAGGGATTGATGCAAGATAATCCTTATCATAAAAATATACAATCTATACTTCCTCCAGATATTATCAAGGCCATTAAAGATGGAGAAAGTCTTGTTCCGCTAGACCCAGAAAAAGTATCAGTACATTACTACAAGAAAGATGACTGGTTGGTTTGGGCTAACCCAATGATTTATGCCATTCTTGATGATATCATCATGCTAGAGAAAATGAAGCTAGCTGATATATCTGCACTAGATGGCGCTATTTCTAATATTAGATTATGGAGTCTTGGAGATCTAGACAACAAAATCCTACCAACTAAAGCTGCTATTAATAAATTAAGAGATATTCTAGCTAGTAATGTTGGTGGCGGAACCATGGACTTAGTATGGGGTCCTGAATTAAAGTTTACTGAGTCTAGTACTCAAGTCTTTAGGTTCTTGGGAAAAGAGAAATATGAGCCAGTACTTACAAATATTTACGCTGGCCTTGGTGTTCCTCCTACCCTAACTGGAATGGCCGCTGGCGGCGGTGGCTTTACTAATAATTTCATCAGTCTTAAAACTCTTGTTGAAAGACTGGAGTACGGTCGTCAAGTATTGGTTAACTGGTGGGAACAAGAACTTGAAGTAGTCCAAAAGGCTATGGGTTTTAGACTTCCGGCGAAAATCCACTTTGACCAAATGGTCTTGTCTGACGAAGTTTCAGAAAAGAATCTTCTTATTCAATTAGCTGACAGGAATATTATTAGCGCCGAAACTCTCACCGAAAGATTTGGCGAGATTCCTGAGATTGAGAAGATTAGAATTCGTAGGGAAGAAAAAGATAGAAATAGTGAATCCATGCCTCCAAAAGCAAGTCCTTATCATAACCCTCAGCATAGAAACGATCTAGAGAAGATTGCTCTTACAAAAGATTCTATGAATCCTGAAGACTTTGGTTTAGTTCCTTCTACAGATACTGGGAGTCATCCTTTGACTAGCCCTAAAGATAGAAGAGATAAAGACACTATCGAAAGTCAAAAAGAAGAAAAAGAAGATATAAGAATAGAGAAGGAAGAAAAAAGAGCGGAGATAAAAAAAGACAAATCTCCTAAACAAGAAAAGTACGACCCAACTGGTAGGCCAGAAGATGGAAGACCAAAAAATTCTAGAGATACCAACAAAAGAAAGAAAAGAGTAGATGTGCCTAAACGCATAACTAGTCAGACTGAAATTGTTAGTATCTCTTTATGGGCTGGTGAAGCTCAGTCAAATATCAATAAGATAATCAACCCTGCAATCCTAGCTCACTACGGCAAGAAGACTCTAAGGTCTTTGACTAAAAGCGAAATGGATCAGTTAGAGCATCTTAAAATGCGCATACTGTGTAGCACTGAGCCATTTGTAGAAGTAACACCCGAAATAGTAAATAACTTATTAAAGAACCCTGTTAAGCCAACTGCAAATTTTAGAAATCTTATAGCAAATTTGAAGAAGGACTTCTTTAATAGAAATAACAGAAAACCAAACGTTGACGAGATGAGAAAGATTACTGTTTCTTGCTATGCTTTAAGTAAAACAGAGTAGCAAATTTTGTATATTTTTTGTCTTATGGTGTATATTCTTTTGAGGTGCTTATGAAAATATATAAAAGTGAATTAGAAGCTGGACTCGAAGATGCTATAAAAGCAAACGCAAGTGTTGCTTATTCTTCTCCGGTTAGTTTTTACATCCCAAATAAAGAACAAAAAGAGAGCATTAAAAACTTAGCTATAGTACAAGAAAATGCTATTGCTGAAAACAAAGATCAGTATGACTTATACTATCTTAGCTCTATTTTGGTTTCTACAGGGTGGAATAAAAACGATGATGTTTTCGATCTAGAAGAAACTTGGGGAGCAAAAGATACTCCCGTAGACAAACAATTTAACTTCGGCCACGACGAATCTGATATCATTGGACACATAACAGGAAGTGTTGTTCTTGATCCAGATGGCAATGAAGTAGAAAATATTAGTAATATAGAGAAGTTCGATATTGCTACTAGTGCTGTTCTTTATAATAGCTGGACTACTCCAGAACTAAAAGAGAGAATGGAAAATCTTATTGCAGAAATCGAAGAGGGGAAATGGTTTGTTTCCATGGAATGCCTTTTCAGTAATTTTGATTACGCTATCCTTACTCCAGACGGAGAAAAGAAAGTCATATCAAGAGACGAGGCTTCTGCGTTTTTAACGAAACACTTAAGATCATATGGAGGAACTGGTAAGTACGAAGGATACACGATAGGTCGATTATTAAGAAACATTGCGTTCTCTGGTAAAGGTCTTGTGAGTAATCCCGCGAATCCGCGCAGCGTGATTTTAAATGACGTAAGTCCTTTTGCTAGTGCGCAAGCAGAAGAAATAACTAACTCTAATATTAATATGGAGAATAAAGATATGTCTGAGGTTCTCAAAGAACAAGTAGACGAACTTAAAGCTGAATTAACTCAGGCCAATAAAGCGCACGACGCTCTTAAAGCCGAAATTACTCAGCAAAAAGACGAAGAATTTCAATCTAAAACTGAAGCTTTTGAAGCTACTGTTTCTGAAAAAGATGAGGCTGTTACCGAAGCTCAAGCTGCTGTAGAAGTTGCTGAAGCTAAGATTGCCGAACTTGAAGAAGCGATTGCTAAAAAAGACGAAGAGTTGGCTGCTGCCAATGAGAAGATTGAAGCCCACGAAGCTGAAAAGAAATTGTTTGCTCGTAAGAGCTTGCTCCTTGAAGCCGGTTTGGATAGCGAAGAAGCTGAAGCAGCCATCGAAAGATTTGCTGAAGCAAGCGATGAAATGTTTGAAGAAGTTGTTTCCCTTATTTCCGCAAAGAAAAAAGGCGCACTTCCTCCATGGCTAAAAAAGGATGAAGATAAAGACGACAAAGACGACAAAGAGAAGAAAGAAGGCTTTGTCCGCCCGAAGTCGAAATCAGAAGTAGAAGCTACCGAAGCTGATGAAGCTACGGAAGAAGAAGCTGATGAAGCCGAAGGCGAAGCTCAAGCTGAAATTCTTGAGGAAGTCGAAGAAGTGGTCGAGGCTGTTCTTGCTGATGCTGGTGACGATTCTGCTGAAGAATTACGATCTAGTGCTAGTGAATGGTTAGAATCTAATGTTCTTCGCTCAACAGCAAGTATTAACAAGTAACAAATTTTTTTAAGGAGACATTCAAATGGCTTTAAAAGCTGATAGAAATGAACTCGATGTCGATATTTCCTTCTTCATGAATGAAACGGCTGAAAAAGGAATGGTTGTTTGCCTCAGTACCGTAGGTTCTGGCGCAGCAATGGATCAATCCCTTGCATTAGTGGCTAAAAAAGACGCTCACGCAACAACTACTTTTCCAGTTGGAATTTTACTCAATGATGTGGTTGATATTGACCTCACTCGCCAGCATATCAACTGGCACAAAGATGAAGTCCAGAAAGGTGGCAAAGTTGCTATCCTGAAGAAGGGTTATGTTGTAACTGACCAGATTGCTGGAACGCCTACTATTGGTGAATTGGCATACGTCGATGACGCTGCTGCAAATGGCTTAATTGCCACTGATGGAGCATCAGCAGACGGTGACCGTAATGTAATTGGTCGTTTCATGTCCACGTTGGACGAAGATGGCTATGCAAAGGTTGAAGTCAACTTACCTGTACCGATGGCTCCAACAGCTGGCGGCGTCCAAGTATAATTTACCCCTTTAAAAGGAGAACTTTAATTATGAGTAAAATGACTAAACCTGATGATCATTTTATCGAACTCATTCAGCGCTCTGGTAGCGTCGATAAGAATGAGGCCCTCGCGGCACAGCGAGAATTGGCAGTAGCTTTAGAAACTCCCCTACGTAAGGGTGTTTTGGTCGGTGATGTTCTTGATGGTATCTTTGAAAAGATCCAAATGGCTCCCGGTTCAGCTGCTGAATTTCCTTTAGACCTTTTAGCTCCCGGCACAGAGAATCAACATGTTGCCTACACTAATCCCGGTCATGGTCGTGTTCCAGAACGCGCTGTAGAAGGTGACTACGTAATGGTCCCAACCTACACCGTTGCTTCTTCAATCGACTATCTTTTGCGTTACGCAAGAGAAGCCCGTTGGGATGTTGTAGGTCGCGCGATGCAAGTTCTTGAAGCTGGCTTCGTTAAGAAGATGAACGATGACGGTTGGCACACACTTTTAGCTGCTGGTGTTGACAGAAACGTTATGGTTTATGATGCTGACGCCGCAGTTGGACAGTTCACAAAACGTCTCATCTCTTTGATGAAGACTGTTATGCGACGTAACGCTGGCGGTAATAGCGGTTCTTTGAACCGTGGAAAGTTGACTGATATTTACTTGTCTCCAGAAGCTTTGGAAGATATCCGAAACTGGGGATTAGATCAAGTCGACGAAGTCACTCGCCGTGAAATTTATCAGGCTGGTGATGATGGCGCTGCTATCACTCGTATCTTTGGCGTGAATCTCCACGACACAGATGAGCTTGGTGCTGATCAAGAGTATCAAAACTTCTACGTAAATCAACTCGCCGGTACTTTTACTGGTTCTGATGTTGAGCTTGTAGTTGGTTTGGATCAGTCTAGCAACGATAGCTTCATTATGCCTGTTAAGCAAGATGTCCAAGTCTTTGAAGACGATGCAATGCACCGTCAGCAACGAGCTGGCTTCTATGGTTGGGCAGAAATCGGCTTTGCCGTTCTTGACAATCGTCGCATCTTGTTAGGTGGCTTCTAAACTACTTGGCATATATACCGCAGAGAAACCGCCTCTATTTTTAGGGGCGGTTTTTTTGTTTGGTGTATAATAATAAGAGAAAA